ATCGTTCCGTGCCTCTAGCTTTACAGTAGCCAACTGCGCTTCAGTGAATGTTGCCAGCAGTTCGTCAATCTCTTGCGTGCTAACCTTATTTGCGGTTGCGTTTGCGGCAAGATAAATAGATGGTGCTTCGTTAAATCCACTACCAAGAAATGCGATGTTCTCAAGGAATACGCAGCAAGCGTGTGTGCCGACCACGCCCTTTTCGACTTGAGCGCCTTCGATACGTTGAAACGGGAATAGGTCTCCACCACGGTTGTCAAACACTTCTATGGTGTGACGGTTGAGCGCATAGACTTCATTGCGTAATTTCAACAAGGCAACCACTGGATCAGGGTCAGCTTCTGACGAACCATATTTCAACGGGTTTACTGCGAACGGATTGCTTAGTTCTGTAACCACTAGAAACTCACCATCAGTGGTCATCCAGTAGCCATCCACCCACACTGTATCAAGAACTATGCCAAGATCAGGGTCGGTGTTCTGAGCGAGAACGCCTGTTGCTATATCCCAAAGGAATAAGTTGTTGTTCGACGCAATGCCGATATATTCAAAGCTATAGTCTAGCGTAACGTAATCACCATCATTGCCGACATCACCCAAGATTGTCACAGCGCCGTTGCTGGCAACCGAAACGAACTTAGAACCCATTACGCGATAGCATACGTTGTTATAGTTTATGCCACCACGATCAATGCCAGGGCCAGTGCCGTTGCCAACAATGCCTTCAGCGGGTCGTAAAAATCCATTACTGATTCCATTCGCTTTTGGCACAGGAACAAAGTTCACAGGATAGGACGTTCTAAAGTCTGGCCCGTTGTCTGTAAATATGCCACTCAAGATTGGAATCTGCGTCATGGATATACTCTATTAAAGCAGAATGTAGCCGCCATCTTCAAGAAGCAGGAAGTCACCATTCTCTTGAAGAAGCGCACCAGGAACGGGGCCACCGCCTGTGTTAAAGTAACGCAGACGAGTCCGAAGGCGCGTCAGCAGAAACATTAGAAGCCCTCGCCAGGAAGAATGTGGAGCGAACCACCGCCAGCAGGGGCGATGTATGCGATCCGATCATAATCCAAGAATTTGCTAATGCTTACCTGACCGTTTGGCGGAACCAGATAGTCAGCAGTCGTTGCAGCTAGACCAGCGCCAGTGCCAACGCGCACAAAGCACTCAACTGAATTGCGGCTGGTGATGCACAGAGATGTCACGTTCTTACCAAGAACGGAGTTCGCACTAGCAACGCCAGGAGTTACGGAAATGCCTTGTCCGTAAGCTGGTGCAAATGTTCTAATATCATCCATAATTTAATTCCTTTAATCTCTTATATCTAACCAATAACCTTTGGGAAGGCGATTTCTTGCCTGCTCCAAAATCGTCGCCCACCTAACATTTCCAGTCTCATAGTGACCGAGTGGGTTAATCCGATCAATAGAGCATCCATCTGGGCGCGGGCCAAGTTCAGAAAAGAATTCTTCGAAACTTGCAAAACGGAATTCAACATTCTCATACGCTGGGTGATGCTGCTTACCTTGACGGCATCTGCGCCTTGCCCGCATATAGCTTTGATGCGCTGCATACCGACTAGGGTCGTTTTTAATTCCACGCCCCTTTCTAGGATGAGGCTTGTTTTCAAAGCGCGTTTGGTTTCTGCACGGCTTGCAAAACATTGTTCGCCCATCGCGTTCTGCCTTGCGGACAACATCACTTCTGGCCTCCCTCATTTGCTGACATCGTGGGCAGATAACTTGGACTTTGATATTCAAGTTGGGCATTTTGGACTCCATGAAATGCCGTCATTGTAATACCAATTGGAATTATTGTCCACTTAATCTTATTCGCCCAAAATGCCGCGCTCATTTTACCTTTAGCTATATTCTTTGCGTGCCTAGACTTAAACGATGCGCGGCGCTTCTTATCGGATTCGCTTTCACCTTTGCTGGCGGGTGAACCCATTACGCCTTGCTGCCCGAAGCGGATTGTCTTAACCTTATCACCTTCTTTAGCTACAACAACGTGCGACTTCTTCGGATGCGATGGTGTGCGCTTTGGCTTATTATACCCAGCGACACCAGCACGAGTAAGGCGCGAATCCTTTTTCACTGAGGCGTCTTACTTCTTTTTCTTCTTTGCTTTGGTCATCATCATTGACTTGCCAGATTTAGCAGGGGCTTTCTTTGCCATTGCCATACCCTTTTCGCCGTAGCTATAACCTTTTCCACCGCTCATTTTCATTTCAATTCTCCATCAACTAAGTTTAAATTATCCCACTCTCCACACAGTGCCATCGCTGTATACGGGAACAAAGTTAGCACCCGCGCCAGCAACAGTAGCAGCAAATGTCGTAGTGCTTCCGTCAGTAATAAAAGCCCGTGCGCCAGTGTTACCAACAGGATTGATAAGCTGGGCAAAGGTTGATGGCGTTGTCTGAACCGAATTACAAACAACAGCGTCAAAGTTTTCTTCAACATATTCAATAAGCGTTGTGACAGAGCAACGACGAGCATCGCCTTGGTTGGTTACGAATAATGGTAACTGATCTCCGCCAGAGACCTGTGTTACGGTTGGTAGCTGATTAATGGTAGGCATGGTTTAACTCCAATCAAGGGGGCCATCAGGCCCAGCATTTACAGAATCATAAGGAATCCGCACATAAGGATTATCCCACCGCCAAGGCTTGTTGCCCTGACCTAATGGCATTGTTGATGGAAGCTGTTGTTCAAGCGGGAATGTAGCGCGTTGCAGCAATACATTGTAAGCGCCCTTAGCTGATACCTTAGTGTCAGCAGATACAGCCTTACCATAGCCAGGAGCAATCCGAATGGCTAGGTTGGTGATGATAGCTTCCCATGCGCTGTCAGGCACATTGGTTTCTGTATCTAGGTCGCTGTCTTGTGGGCTGCTTGGCATTGCGTATGCAAGGCGTATGCCAGCAGCGTTCCATTCAGCCATCATGGAATCTAAACGGCGCAAAGCGGCCTCTAGCTGTTCAGGCTGAAGGTCAAAGACGTAATCTGCCAAGCCTATTTCTTCAAAGGCTGACGTTACGAACTGGCGCTTTGTATATCCCATTTCAGACTTCCAATGCTGACGTTATGCGATCTGACAGCGTTATATCAGAAGTTCGTGCATTAAACGATACCCCTAATTCTTTCGCCTTAACTTCCAGTTCCTCACGGCTTGGGCCAGAGACTTCATCAATCCCAACAGCTTTAGCCTTTGGCTTCTTGTCTAGCTTGCTTGCAGCAGCTTCATAAGACGCAGACCAGCCCTTGGCGATCAATGCGTCAAATGCTTCCTGATCCGCAGCGCCTCTGTAACCATAGGTCAACCCACGTTTCTTCTTGTGAGGCCCAGGGATGCGATAAAGAATGGTTGGGAAGTCTGTCACTTGGTTTTGCCCTTCACTGGCTTGGCAGTCTTTGCCGATGCGATGAAGTCAGCCTTCGTTGGCGCACCTTTGCTGCCGACCTTCTTCATGCGCTCTGGTGTCTTGCCAGCAGCCTTCTGAGCCTTAATGCGATTCCGTTTCGCATTGATATTGGCATACAATCCCATCTTCATTTCTTTGCCTTCCGCTTAGGAGCCTTCGATGGCTTCCCTGCTTTCATTGCTGCATCGCGTGCTACATTGAGCGCAATAGCTATGGCTTGCTTTCTGGGGCGACCAGACTTTTCTTCCATCTTGATATTCTTGCCGATGCTTGCGCGGCTGAAACCTTTTTTCAATGGCATTGGTTTGCTCCTTGAAGAAAGAGGGGGAAGCCGAAGCTCCCCCCATCCCTATTAAGTTTGGTTGAAAAGCAGGATACCTGCCATTTCTGGGTTCGTCATAACCACACCATACAGTGTGTCCAGCGTGTAAAGCGTCTGGAAGGTCAGTGGATCGAAACGCTTGGTCATTACCAACTCGATACCCTGATCTGTCGATGCACGAAGAACGTCAACGCCAGCGCCATCTGGAACAGCATAGCGGCCTGGGAGGAGTTCAATCGAATCCTTGCGCCAGAACGGGTTGATGCTTGAAGCAGCAATGTTCAAGAAGTTGAGCGGAGATGCGGCAGACGCTGCAACCAATTCAACGTTCTTGTACTGCAATTCAGCATCAGTTGCTGGAGCAGTCGCAGCGATGATCGGTGGCGAGATAACCATCGATGTGCCGTTGACAACTTCAATGACGCGAAACGTCTTGAGTTCGCCAGTCGAACGCTTCGTGATGTGGTGAACAGCTTCAATGCCATCAATCGTGAACGCATCGCCAGCAAGAACGCCAGTTGTCGAGGAGACAGTGACAGTCTGATAGCGGTTGTCAACGTTCAGGATACCCGAAACACTGTTGGTTGTCGCCTGTGGAACATACTGAGCTTGAGCGCCAAGAGTGTCAATGGTGACAGTTGCAGTGTTAGCAGCACAACGGTTAGCATAGTCAAGTTTGTAGGTTGAGAAGCTTGCGACTTCACCAACGAACGAACGCTCATATGCGTTAGCCGACTTCGTGCCAGTGAACGAGCGAGTCGCTACTGCCAAGTTACCAGCCATACCGTTATAATCGCGGCTCGACAAAGCAAGGTAGCGATCACCAGCCATAACACCCTGTTCGTTCATGATGCTGTCGCAAAGTGCAACATCGTCATAATCGCCAGCAGCGGTAGCTACGTCAACAACAAGCGTACCCTGAGCAGCAGCCAAATCCATAACGGAAAGGTTGATGTCCGAAGCAAGCTTCTGCTTTGCAGCATCGCCAAGACGGTTTTCTTGCAGCGCGTCACGAAGTTCCAAAGCATTCATTTCCCACGCAGAGCAAGGGCTGAAGCCCAAGGTCGAAGGAACAGAAAGCTGGGTCATCGTCTGAACATTAGAAGCAATCGTCGTACCAACAGTACGAGTGAACGACTGAGCGATGTATGGTTGCGGACGCCACATGGTGTCACGAGCGCGTTCCATAGTTACGCCATTGGTGTTGTAGATGTTGACGTTCTTTGAAAGGATCAAAGCGTCATGGAAGCCTTCAAGAATATTCTCAAAGGCAACAATTTCTTCTTTTGAAAAAGCATTTGCCATTATATTAACTCCGAAAAATTAGGTTTTCTTATTACGACGCTTATACTCCATGACCTTTGATAAGTCTCCGGTCTTCAAAGCTTCAGCGCGTAAGCGTTCAAGTTGTGAATCAATGGAACCAGATACACGCCCACCGTTTGAGGTGATTGTACGTTCTGGCGTGGTTGTCGCCCTACGGTTAGTTACTTTCAACTGAGTCTCCAGTTTTGCTACCGCAAAGGCAAACTTTACGGGGTCGGTGATTGCTGCCAGTTCCTTAGCTCGCTTAGTGCTTTTGCCAATTGCGTAAATAAGCAAAGCAGGATTGTCAGAGCCTTGTAGAACTATCCCTTGTTGCGTGACGTTAAACGTATCTAAAGCCGTAGCTTCAGCTTCGTCATAGTCCCGCACCTTCAACGAAGATTTTGCCTTCGCATAGGAATTAAGCTTGTCCTGCCATGCTTTAGACTCAGCATCTCGCTGCGCTTCTGCCTTGGCTTCCACTGAATCGTATTCGCGTTTATGCTCATACCAATCAGCAAGCTTTTGTTCATACTCGTCGGAGTCATAGTCGCAACTTTCAAGCGTTGGCTTAGTTACTAATGCAACTGGTTTGGTCTCAGTTGCTGCCGTATTTAGCTTTGCTTCCAGTTCGCGTATCTTCCGCTCTTTTTCCCGATTTGATTTACGCAATTCACGCACCCAAGCTGGCGCACGAACTTCTTCATCTTGAGGTGGCGATTCCTCTCCGATAGATATTACGACTTCATCTTCGTCATCTTCTTCCTCATCATCAGCCTGGTCGATGGAATTGGTCTCATCTTCCGCTTGGTCATTGATGTCTGTGTCGATGTCTATTGTGTCGATGTTGTCGTTATCCAGTTCTGCCGTTTTCATGTTTTAACCCCATTAACTCACCCAAATTGTGTGGAGGGTGGAACCACATTCATTTGCGGCTGTATTGCAGCCCCAATCTTTTCAGCAGTCTCAATAGCGGACTTGCGTTCGTCTATATCGACGCTTGATAGCGTTTGTATAGTCTTGGCCTTCGTTTCTTCAGAACGCGCCAAGGTGTATTCAGTGTCAGCCTGTGCCTTGATAGCCAGTGCCTGTGCCTTAGCAGCCTCTGCCAACAGATAAGCAGTCTGTGGATCTTGAGGCACGTTAGCTTGTGCCTCCATCATCTGCTGCTGTTCTTCTTCCGTTGGCTTCAGAACGCCCATCTGGACTAGCTGCTTGCGGAAGTATTCCTTGATGTCGCCAATGCCCTCGCCTTCCATGTTCATGATAGCCATAGCTTGCAGAACCTGTTGGGTTGTTGGATCGGTAGTAACTTGCATCATGCCTGTAAGCGCACGGACTGTAGCGTCACGGCGGCTGCTTGACGATGGGCCTACGTCTACGGCAACATCGAACAAGGCATCGCCTAGGTTGTTTTCGTAAATCAGTTCGCCTGTTTCTTCGTCGATCTGTGGCTTCATCAGTTCAATCGAACCGACTTCCTCCATAGCGCCAACGGTTTTCATCTTGCGCTTTTCTTCAACGTAGATGTCTTTCGACATTGACAGCCATATCTCACCACAGCGCCGCACAGCCTTAGCCATGTTGCTCATGTAAATAAACGTCTGCATATCTAAGCGGGTCTGGATAAGCTCTACAGCCTTGCCGCTGATGCCACTGACCATCTTGTCGGCTTGCTGGGTGCTTCCCAGTATCTCAGCCATGTCCTGCTCAGTCAGAGCAAGTAATGCTGCCATTGCTGGCGGAATCTGTGCGGACTTGGTGTAAGCAACTGGGCCAGCAGCAGTAGTCTCGCCGTTTGGCCCCGTGATTGGATTGATTAACAGATAGGGATAATTGCGTAGGTTATCCTCTGCCCACATTACCTGATGGCCTGAGACTTGCTCTGGCATCAAGATAGGCTTTTCAATAGATGAAAGCGCACTGATCTCACCCAGCTTCGATAGCTGCATATTCTTCAAGCGCTGTGGATCTTTAGCTAGGCGCACATGGCCCATGCAACGCTCAACGTTATCGACAAACCAACGCTTGCCATAGACAGGAACAATCGGAATGTTCTTGCCAGCAATGTAGCCCATATCGTCAAGGATGCCGCCACCGCTCATGATATACTTGCGGACGCGCTTACGCTTAGTACGCTTCTGGCGTACTTCTACAGTTCCAACAGCGGCTAGTGTTTCCTCTAGCGTTTCGTCTGCATCGAAGTCCGCTTGCGTATAGCGTTCTTCTTCGCCTTGGATCGTCAGGAAGATGCGGACTGTCTCACGCACTTCTTCAACGCGATAGTATTCAGCGACGAACACAACGTCAGGCGTATCCCAATCAAACTCATATTGATGGATTACTTTGGGCCATGTTGCTGGGTCATCATTCCATTCAGCCTTGTAAGCCTCATAGGTCATGGAATACAGCACGAAACAATACTTAGCGTCAGCCTTGTCCTGGCGCTTTGCATCCAGATCAAAGAACACGGAGCTATCAGCGTCATAGATTGGCTCTATGCGGATGCGTTGGCGTTCGTCCTCGTCGTTTTCTTCATCTTCATACGCAGTGCGTAAACGCCATGCGCCATAGCCACCGCCGACTGCTTCCTCAAAAGCGTTGTCGTATGCTTCTTCTGCGCCGCTGTCCCGTTCGTCTGCACGATAAAGACCGTTGCACGTTTCTGTTAGCTTGTCGTTTGCTTCGCCATCTTTGCTCACAAAGTCTACAGCGATGCGGTTGTTACGGTATTCGTTGATGATACGAATGACGCTAAGGTGAATCTTGTTTACCTCAAAGCGTGGTTTATTTTCGTATTGGTCACCTAGTGGGCCTTCCCACTGCGCTCCAGCTATGGAGTAGAAGCGTCGATCTTGTAAGCACTGCAAGCGCTCATCACGCACAGATGTTTGAACACGGTCGAACTCCGTCATCGCCTGTTGATGGATGTTCTGGAACCGTTGTTCTTTATTCAATCGAGCCATTTACCACCTACTCACAGTTGCCAAAGGTTGCACATCGAAAGTCTTTGTAGGGACTGCTCGACGTATGGCCTCGCACGCATAACGTAGCGCGTCTATAAGGTGATTATCACGATCTGCAAGGATTGGCAAGATTTGTCCTGTCAAGGGGTCAGTTTTATAACTATAGCACGTTAATTCGTCAATCGTGTGTTGGCAGCGAGGGTGAACAATGATGTCGTAAGACTTCAACCATTCGACGCCTTCCTCTACAGACTTAGGCCCTTTGACTGCTGCCATGATCTTTGGAAAGCCATGTTTACGCATATGGCTGATGGTTTCAGGTCTGGCGCTATCGGCAACGATGGGCCACTTTTCAGAGTCAGGCACAGTAAAGAATAGGTCAGGCGTATCCATAATCTCACAGCCTACACGATACGCTTCATGATCGACATAGATTGTTCTGCCAACAACATGGCAGCGGATTAGAACTGTCGGGTCAGATGCAAAGCCCCAGTCAGCGCCAAAGCGGTGCGTTGCGTCATCTGGTGTATCGAAGTCCTCAATCTTCCAGTTGCGGAATACCCGCGCCTCGCTGTTCGATGAATAGCTTCCCAGCCATACATGCTTGTATTTGTCAGGGTCTCTGTCCCTGTCGTATTCCATTTCGTTTTTTAGTACGTCAGGGAACCAAGGATTGTCTCGATAGTTAACCTGGGCAACGATAGCATCAGGTGGTGGGCTTGGGCCTCGTAGCAGCATATCAATCGGGTCGCTAATGTTTAGCGGGTTCCATGTGAACCATAGCTCACTGTCTGGCTTACGGATTGTCGGACGTAATAGGTCGAGCGAGCGTTGCGATAGCGTCTGCGATTCTTCCACCCAAGCGCAGTCATAACCTTCTAGCGACTTAATGGAATCGGCAGTGTGGTTCTGCATCCCCTGGAAGATGATTAGTCCATCGCCATGCACGGACTTTATTTGTGCTTCTTGAATCTCAAAGTAATCCTGAACGCCAAGCTGCTCAATCTTTAGCTCCAGCAAACGCTTGACTGACTGCGATAGCGACTTCTGTATTTCACGGACGCAAACTGTCCTGCGCCGCTGATCCATAACGTGCGCTTCGATAACCATTTCCGCAAAGGCATGGCTCTTGCCTGATCCACGTCCACCATGAGCGCCCTTGTAGCGACTAGGCTTTAGGAATGGCTTGAACCATCGCGGTGTTTTAATCTTCAGCGTTGTCATCAGTCACTTCGCGCACGATGCGTGTAACCATGTTGCCAGTGATACTCAGCTTAGTTGGCTCGTTGAAGCCGTGCATTACGTTTAGCTCTTTAACGGCTGCTGTCATGCCTGTTGATGTCTTTGCATCCTGGGCGATGCGATACGCTTGTATCAGCCCTTTGACAGACATTTCGCGTGTCCATAATTGCTTCTCAACTACCTGTGATTTTAATTCATCAACCCTTAGAGCAACCTTAGAGTTTTTCATCAGGTTAGATGCTTGCACATAAATGCTGGCTTCAGATGCAGTCTTGGAGTCATAAGCCATGCGATAAGCATCAGCTTGACCTAAGCCATCAGCGATTCCCTGAGCGAACAGTTCCTGCTTTGCTGTAAGTTTAGCTTGGGTCATTATTTACCACCTATCTCTGCTTAAATAGCTTCTGTTGGTTTTACACCTAACCATTGCTCGCATACTGCACGAGCAACTTGTTCAGTCATTTTAGGAGGTACACTCATGCCAATCATATACTTTCCAATTTTATCTGTTTTAGCTTGATAATCATCTGGGAAACTTCCAAGACGCTTCCATTCGCGGAAAGTTAGTTTTCTGCACTCATTCCAATGAGTAAAATTATCAAATGTTGCGGTTAGTGTACAGGAAGGTTTCTTGCTGCTAATTTTTTGATGCGAAAAAGCATTGTTTCTGCCTTCGTACTTTTTAAAATAATCTGCATAACATCCTCCTTCTGGAGTTTTGCTCCATGCTTTTAAATCAATACCTGTTGATTTTGTATCTTTAATCTCTTCAACAGTAAGGCGCTTTAAATCCTGCGTAGCTTCTCCTGAGCTTATCCACCTATGTTTTGGCGCTAGCTTTAATGGCTGACTTTGAATGTCATTGCGGATTGCTACAAAGAAAACTCGTTCACGCCTTTGTGGGACACCACAATCGGCGCCATTTAGAAGGAACAATTGTGGACGATAACCTAACTCCTTAAATCGCTCCATTACCTTCTTAGTATAGCCCTTAGCGTTTCCAATTAGCATTCCCTTAACATTTTCAGCAATAGCTACCTTTGGTTTTAGCTTTCCTACTAAATCAAGATAATCAAAAAATAGATCAGACAGGACTTGCTTTGCCTGTCCCTCTCTAAAGTGCTTTTCTTTACCCCATGCTTTTTCTCGGCTGCCGGCCATACTAAAGGTTGAGCAAGGTGGGGAACCATCAAGAATGTCTAAGTTATAAAGTTCTTCTGGTAATTCCATTTCTAGCAATTCGCCAATAGGGCAAAGAAAATAATATTTTGGATTAATGTTTAGCTTATAATGCCAAGCCATTTCTGGATCAATGTCATTAGCTGCAATAACCTCACATCCAGCACGTTTATATCCCATGCTCGAGCCACCTCCACAAGCAAATGTGCTCATTACCTTTATTCCATTTTTTGGAATTAAATTTAGGTCTGCTAAATTC